GCTGCTTAGATGATGGGGTCATGGCTGCCCCAGAGGTGAAATTGCTCCTACTCACCATGGAAGCACGCCCATAAAAAGACTGAGTGGAGATGGGCATTGGCACTATACCTGATATCGATGGCCCACCTGTCACATTGCGAGACGCTACTAAAGACTGGACAGCCTCTGGAGCTGAGCTATACGTGACATACTTTGAGCGCTGGGCGCCCCGCATGCACGCGAAGGCTGGGGCAAGATATGCGACCCAGTTGAAGCCAACATAGTTGAACTTCCCTCCAGTGCCGGTGACATGGGGACTGTAGGTGTTGTACCCATAAGGAATGGGCACGTCAGTCTCGATGATAGGCCACATCCCGGGCGCTGTTGCGGAAATGTTTGCGGCGGTGAAAGAAGAATACAAAGTGTACCTGCGAAGCATTTGACGAAAGGAAGCTATGCGCTCCCCAAAATAAACTGCCATATCGTTGGCGTCGTCCTGTGCTCCACCTACCTTCAACATGGTCTGGGGGTCGCCACACCCAGGCTCATTGCCATCCATAGCACTCTCCATCTCCTCTCCGGCCTGCACAGTGGAAGCATAAGAATTCGCAAGCCCAACAGAATTGAGCAGCAAAGGGGAAGCTACCTGGAAATCGGAGAAACTTACAAACACATTGACTTGAATGTCATTGTTCACTGTGGAATTGGGAGTTGCGAGGTCGTTGAAGACATAAAAACCAAGGACGCCGTTGTAGGATGCATCTTGTGTAACGATGGGAGCAGTGGTGTAAGCCCCTGACCCTACACCAAGAGCCCCCGTTGTGCAAAAGTGCGTGGGCTGACCCCAATCCACCTCGATGGTGATGTCCCTATCTTCCGAGATGTCCACCACACGAGTGTACTGAACATTGGCCTCTACGGAACTGGGGTAGACTGGATCCCACACAATGCGTGCACGGCCCCGGTGGTAACCAGAGGCCACTATCTGAAAACGAAGGCGCATTTTACCGCGCCAAAACTCGAAAGGATAAGCAGCAAAAGCAGGTGCAGGAAGATAAAAAGAACCACCACTCGAGACACACAAATTCGGCCCAACTCTGGTGTTCCAGAGCAGGTCACCCGCCACCTTCGTGGTCGCCCACGAAAAGGACGTGAGGTAAGACTCCCTGGCCGCGATCCCCGCGATGGAGAGTTCGTCAGGTAAGTCAATGCCTATTGTTGATGGGTCCAAGGCTATCTCCTGTTTGGAGTCAACTGTGAGCTTCTGCACGTTATCTCCCGCGTCAGCGGGAGCAAGAGAAGAAATGAAAGTGGGTCGCATAGGAGCATTGGGTTCTATAATACAAGGACGGGAAAGACCGAACAAACCAGCCACTTTGGACGCGGCCCCTGCCGCAATCGAAGTGGCCCTGGCGTAAGGCCCTATAACAGGAAGGTCTGTGAACCTAGAAGCTACATTTGCCACAGCAGTGGCGGCACTTTGCACTGGTCCTGGGTCAGCATACTCGTCCTCACCTGCCTGGACAACCAAGTCCGAGCAATTGACACTGGTGGGGAGAGAGAGCTTGACATCGGTAGCCCACACCATAACTGTGATGGTGACAGGTTGGACACTGGCATTGGCATGCTTGAGGCCAGTAAGCTCACGGATAAATATTTGCCCCAAAGATGACCACTGGGCGCTGGCGATGGAAACGGAATCAGCGCGCCATACAAATGGCAGGTACATCTCTTGAGTGCAGCAATCTCCGGGATCTATAAAGACCTTCATGCGCTGCGATGCCTGGACAAGATTTTGGGTGACGAGAGTCGAATAAGACGACATCTGATCATTTGCTGACAGAGGGGCGTAGTCTGCCAGTAAACGGCCATAGTAGAAGCCGTTCCCATTGATCATGAACCGGACATGTAGATTTGCGCGCATTTGAGAAAAATTATTAATACGATTGACCACTCGCTTATTGCCAAAGAACAACGTCCACGGATTTAAAATGGCCGTGAACGGAGCCCCCTGAAGGGGGGTCCAAGTGTACGTTGCGGCAACAATGGGCCTTGCAAAGAAATTTGCCAAAGAGGCGTCAGGGGCAAAGAAGATGTTGTCCCTGGTTGGGTCTGATCGGGCGTTAAAGCCCACGCTGGAACCCATAGCGGTGTCACGAAGGTCTGTGACTTCGACGTTTGTTGAGGCAGATGTGGGATTCTGCGAAACCATGGAAAGTTGATTGGTGGCAATCCGGTGTACAACACCTGGGCTGGATCAAGCCCAGGCGAGGTTTTGGAAATGACAGGTGACTGCTGGCACCGCCCCTAAATAGGGGTAGCGCACGAGGGCGCTGCAGACAAAGTACAAGCCGGCTATCGGAATAATCTCCAAATCTCCTACTGCAGGTAAATCAATATACTAGGGGCAGACATGGTATGGCCTGCCAGCACTCGGCGGTTTAAACGTCCGCCAACGAGTCCTCCCCCCAGCAAACCTGACTAGCAGGCCTGCCAGGCAACCTTTATTCTAGGGGCGGCTGGTACCCCGGACGGATATTTGTAATGCGCTTACCCCGAGCGCGGAGCTGCTATTCTAACAGGATTTGAATGGGCTAGGCTCGTAAGCCATCCACTCTGCAAAAAGATCGTCGTAGCTGGTCGAGGTCCGCACATAGCTCGCGCACCCATAGGTCTCTGCCACCCTCATGAGGTCCGGGACCCGCCTCTCAAAGACGTCCCTCCCATGGAGAAAGAGTTCGCGAATGGCCCCATCAAGGAGCTGCGCTGCGTGGGCCTGTCTGGAGGTGGTTAGCACCTTGGGCCAAATGTGGAGCGGCTTGTAGATGGACTTCAGCTTCAGTGGGGCCATGTAATGCCCCGTCTCTGCGTCCATACGAAACCCCCTCTTGAGGAAGGAGGCTTCGGCCCACGGAGTTGCTGGCCGCATGAAAGGCCCCTTTGAGGAGTCCGTCATCATCTTGCCCTGGGTTGCAAACCATGCTGAGATGGTGTATTGGTTGAACCAGGACAGGGTCTCGGGGTGCACCGTCATGAGGAAGTCGTCCCCGTACGTTGTGATGCGGGCATAATCGTAGAAGCGACCATGCAAGTGGGGAAGAAGCGGCTTGAAAGTGGACCGCGAATTGGCCGCCAGAACGATTCCGGCAGGCGACACCCCCTCCAGCAGATACTTTCGGGGTGGCGTGTGGTCCTTTGGTGCAAGTGCGTAGAATGAGCACGTGTTGCGCAGGACGTTGTCCTCGTTGTTAATGAAGACTGTGATGCCATTGCCCGAAGCATTGGTGCCCACCACCATGCCGAGGTCGCCCCGGAATATGGCGTAGTGGCATGCTAGCTCCTCAGCCAGCACCCACATCATGTTGATATCGCCCTGGGAGTATGTGCCATACTTGATCGCTAATTCGATCCACAAGGATAGCACGGTCATCACCTCTTGGTACGCCTGCGATGTGTCGAAATGGACCCAATCACCCTCAATCACATGGTCCGGGTTATAGGCCATCAGCCACTCTGCCAATTGGTGCCACTCCGCGCCAGCGGCGTTGATGCCGACTGCGCTTCCAGTCCTCAACTGGAACATGAAGTAGACCCGCATGATGGGCAGGAAGTACATGCGGATCAGAAACGTCATGGCGAACTGGGACCCCTCGAAGATCCTCACCTTCTGCTTGCCAATGGTGACGGCCTCGTCCTTGTGAGAGCACTTGAAGACGAAATTCACCCGCTCTAGGGTGCGGAGCTTGCCGCGGACGCGCACGATCTCATCCCTCTGCTCCTGCGTGAGCTTTATGGCTTCCGGGCGGTGCTCCAACTCTGCGTCCTCCACCAGTCCCCTCTTGTTGCCAGTCATTGGGTAGCCTGGGGCAGTTGACAGATTGAGCCTGTTCACACCAGAAACTCCGGGAAGCCCGGAGCAGGTGTCCACCTCGTTGAGGGGCCGGAACATGTCCGACACTGGGGGATCGCTCGCGAGGATCAGAGCTTCGAGCTCCTGCTTCCGGTCGGTCTTTGCGAGGAGGAGTATGTCGGGTGCTATCTGGGACAGCCCGGTGAGTTCCTTCAACTTTCTGGCCTCGACCGTTGGCTTGCCAATGTTGGCTGGGGGCTCGTGCTGACATGGCTCTCCGCACTGCACAGCAACCACTGGAGATATTTCACTCACTTCCAGCTGTGTGCGCGGTCGCACCCCAGTGTAGTTCTCCAGTGAGCCGAGGGCAAGCAATGGGGCTCCCTCCGGCGCCTCTCGCAGCACGGCGAGCTTGCGCAGAGGCCCGACTTTGGCCATGTGCTCCATGCCAGGGGGGACGTAAATTTCCGTGGAGTCCTGGTTGACATGAGGGCTTGAGATGATGCCCCCCGCACGCACGTTGTCGAGCGCCCGCAAGAGGTCCGAGCGCATGATGCGGCACCCCTGTCCTGTAGTACCGTTCCCAAGTGTGTGCATGCCCACAATGCGCGGGTACCTGTCGGCTGCCACCAAGAGTGCACCGCACAGTCCCTTAAAGGTGGGCTCGGGTCGCTTGTAGTCGAACCCAGAATACATCCACCCGTACTGCGTG